GCCATTATAGGCGCTTTTCTGAGCTGTATCTCTTGACAAATATCCTATAATAGTGTATAATATAATTGTAAGGCAGAACAAGTAATTGTTCTTGAGAAAGGAGGGAGGACAATGGAGGGCGGAATGACCAACGCTGAGTTCAACGCTTTCCTCGAGACATTGGCACGGCTCGTAGAAAGCAAAGCGAAGTCGCCTGAAGAAGCGGCAGAGCTTATCCGACAGGCGAAAGCGAAATAAAAAAGTAGCGGCCACCCTCGCAAAGCGAACCGCTACCACACCAAGAAAGGTGAGCCGGGAGCCTTACCCCGGCCACCTTGATTGTACCACAGTAAGGCAGGAAACGTCAAGGAGGAAAGAACCATGAAGCTGATGACGAAGGAGATTGAGAAGAAGCTGCTCAAGACGGAAACCGGCAGCACCTTGGGCAACATGGATGCGGAGGTAATCGTGAAGTATTTCAACCCCTGCGGCGCAGGAACGTGGCTGATTACCGAGGGCGAGAAGCTCGAAGACGGCGACTGGCTGCTTCACGGCTATTGCCACATCTTCGAGTGGGAATGGGGAGCCGTCCTTCTCTCTGAGATGGAAAACACCGTCTGCCCGCCGTACCGGCTCAGAATTGAGCGCGATCTCTGGTGCAAAGGCTGCACGGTTCAGGACCTCGCGGCTTGATTCCGGAAAGTAGCCGGAAAGTAGCCGGATTATGTGACTTCACAGGGCGGCTTTCAGGTGCTATGATTATATCAGGCGTTTGAAGGTTATGTCAGCCCGAAAAAACCGACCGGAGGCGATAACGTTTAGATGCTTTACACGAGCAGGTTTTCCAACCCGGAGCTGAAATCCGGGAAGTACACGGCAGTCAGAATCAGCCTTGGCGCCCCGAAGTGGCCGCTGGGCTATGAGATTGCCGGGGCGATAAACGACCTGATGCCCTATGGTCTGCTGAACATCCAAAGCAAGGAGGTTTACGAACACAAGTATCGTGAACGGCTTGACCGGGTGGGCATAGATCGGATTTATCGCCAGATTCAGGCTTTCGACAGCGGAAAGCCGGTCGTCCTTCTCTGCTACGAGGACGTGCGCGACCCGTTGCAGTGGTGCCACCGAACGATGTTTGCAAAGTGGCTGCTCGAAAAGACGGGCGAGATTGCCGACGAACTCCCTGACCCAACCACGGTCAAGGTCAAGGGAAGCACGGGCGTTCAGAAGGCTAAAGAGACGAGGGCAAGCGCGGCTGTGCCAGCAGTGCCCAATAAAGCGGAGCAGCGCATCAAAGACCGCGAAGCGGAACAAATGCAGTTGAGCATGTTCGGCAACGGTCGCTGGTGAGCAAATCCGAGAGGGGCGTGTTACCGCCCCTCAATATCCGGCGGTAGTCTAATGCAGGACGCCGTTCATTCCTGAACGGAAATGGTGGTAGCCAATCCGTCCCGCCGGTCCAGATCAATTACGAACCAGTCTGCGGTTACATCGCAGGCTGGTTTTCTTTTACTCAAATCAAGGTGGTGACAGCTATGATGTACATGAACCCCGGAGAAATGTTCCTTGGCTGTCTCGGTGCAGTTGAGCAGCGTTTCCTCTGCCAGCTCTTCAAAACGGCGCGTGAGGCCGGGTACACAAGGTTCGTTGAGCCGTGCGCAGGCACGTTTGCCATGTCGAATCTCGCGGTCGATACCGGCTACAAAACGAGCCAGCTTGAAACGAGTGACGTGTCGATGATGCCGACGATTCTTGGCTATTCGATCATGGGAAAGCCGCTTGACGAACTTGAGATCAAGGCGAAGGGCTTTTCTGACGAAGAGCTGCTCGACCCGGCAACCGCACTGTACGCGCAGCTTTACCTTCGCACGGCCAAGAAAGCGGGCACGGAATACTTTCACAACCTGCTGAATGACCTGAGCTTCGAGCGAGAGAAGTACGTCGCCCAGATCAACGAAGGGCTTGCGCGGTGCAAGGCGCGGCTTGGCGGCATGAATTACCGTCCGCTGGATATGTTCGTCCACATGCGCGAGGTGCTGGATGATGAGCACGCAATCGTCGTGGTCAATCCGCCGACGTACTTCAGCGGCTACGAGCGCTACTATGACACAGGCGGTCTGATGACGTGGAAGGAACCGGAATACGAGCTGTTCGACCCGGACAGCGGCCACGGGAAGCTGTTCGAGATGATTGCCGACGCGAAAGCTCTGGTGCTTTGTTATCAGGAAAAGCCCGCCGGTGAGTATATCGGTGAAGCAATCTTCGCTCGCGGCGAAACCCGCAAGGGCATGAACGCCTACGTCTGTTCCAACCGAGGCGACGAAGCCGAAGCACTCGCTCACGGAAAGAAGATCAAACGTCCTTCTGATAGTGCTTTGGAACCGCTGCCCTGCGCAATCATGCCGACTGACCATGAGATCACAGAGGCATCCGACCTCAAGATCATCAAGGTAAAGGCAGCGAATACGCAGTATTACCGCAAAATCTGGACGCACAACTTCGTTGGAAGCTCTGCCACCTTCAATTTCGCCGTACTCATCGACAAGATGGTTGCGGGCGTCTTTGGCATCTCGAAGGTTCAGGCGGATTCACTGTTCATCTGGTATGTGATGAAGGTTCCGCACCAGCAGTACCGGCTTGGACGGCTGTTGTACATGCTGGCCCAGAACAGGCACTTCTGCGAAACTATCGTGAATGACTTCGACAAGGAACGCCTTGTCAGCGTCCGAACGGCAATGCTCACCAAGCACCCTGAAAACAAGGAAGTACGCGGCATCATGAAGCTGGTTGACCGAAAGAAGGACAAGACCAACGGATACAAGCTGACGTATGAAGCCCCGGTCATTGATGGGCGCACGGAAGCTGAGACGCTGAAAGAATGGCTTAGGAGGGAGAAAGAATGGCAGACGAAGAGAAACGCTACCAAGTAATCCACGACATGGGTTCCGGGCTGTTGATTGTCAAGGTTCAGCTTGACAGTTTGGTCGAGCAGAACGTCAACGCTCGCATCATGAAAGACCAGATGCAGGACCAGCTTACGGCGAATATCCAGAAGCGCGGACAGCTTGAGAGCTTGCCCCTTGTCGCCCTGATCGACGGCAAGCTGAAGATTATCTCCGGGCATCATCGCATCAAGAGCGCAAGAGCCGCCGGCCTCAAGGAAATCTACTGTCTGCTGGATGTGTCCGGCTTGAGTAAGTCGCAGGAGGCAGCGAAACAGCTTGCCCACAACGCGATTTCTGGCTTTGACGACCAGTCCACGCTGCGCGAGATTGCAAAGATGATCTCGGACGTGGACGACATGTTGGAGAGCTTTGTCGGCAAAGACATTCTGGAAGAGCCGTCTGCGGAGTTCGACAAGCTCATTTCCCCTGCGGTGCAGTTTGATTTCAAGACGATCACGTTCGCCTTCCTGCCGTATCAGCTCAAAAACCTTGAGCTGCTGGTGAAGCACCTTGAAAAGCAGGGCGCTGAGGTCATCGGCACGGCTCCCTACGAGCTGGGAAAGCAGTTCGCCGAGACACTGGCAAAGTATCAGCAGTTTCAGGATGTTCGCAATCTTGGTGCTGCGGTTGCTTCTATGGTGGAAGCGACGAACGAAAAGATGGAGATCGCAGGTTATGACCCTGCCGGAGAATGGACGTACCTGACCAAGATTTTTGGCAGCAATTCCGTTCCTAAGGAGGCCGCTGAAGTAATCGAACAGGCCCTTAAGAAGGCTGAGAAGGAAGGCGTTGTCACGAAGCGGAACCGCTGGCAGCTTATTGAGTACCTTGCGGCGGATTACCTCGCCGGGTAAGACGCGGTGTGCAGAAAGAGTGGTGAAACAGCATGGCCGCACCGACAAAGTTCAATCCCGATATCCATATGGACTGGGCGTGGTCACTCGCCATTCGCGGCGCAACCGATCAGGATATTGCGGACGCTTTTCACGTCTCGGAGCGGACAATCAATCGCTGGAAGTATGAGACGGATGCAAGCGGAAAGCCTATAACCGATGAAAACGGCGAAAAGGTGCTTTCTGAGTTTGGCAAGCTCCTTGCTTGTGCTAAGGAAGCGGCGGATGCCAAAGTAGAAAAGTGCCTTTTCCAACGCTGCACCGGTTTCGACCACACCGAGGAAGAGCGGATTCTCGAATACAACCCTGATGGCAGTGTGAAGCCGGTGAAGGTGCGTACTGTAAAAAAGCGCGTGCCGCCGGACGTCATGGCAATCATGTACTGGCTCAACAACAGAAAGCGGAAGACGGGCGAATGGTCGCAGAAGCAGGATATTACGCTCAGGACGGAAACTGAGGTTGATCTCAGCGACATGAGCGAAGAAGACCTGCGCAATCTCGCTGCGCTCGCCCGGCCCGAAACCGAATAGTGCGAGAAAAGAGACACCTGTCCCCGGCAAAGATTCAGGCCGTAGCTGAAGCCGCAAAGCGACAGCTCGCACGGACGCATTATGCTGATTACGTCGAGTATGTCCATCACGGCAGATGGAAACGAGCCAGACATCTTGACCTCATCTGTGCGGAATTGGAGAAGGTCATCACTGGCGAGACGAAACGCCTGATGATCTTCATGCCGCCACGTCACGGCAAGTCTATGACGGTCACGGCGACGTTTCCCAGCTACTATCTCGGCAAGTATCCGGACAGGCGCGTGATTGAGGTCAGCTACGGCGATGATCTTGCCAAGGAATTTGGCGACGCCAACCGCATGAAAATTGCAGAGCACGGATGCGAGCTGTTTGGCGTGCTGCTTTCTCAGACGGCGGCATCCAAAGTTTCGTGGAATCTGGAAGGCCATTCGGGCGGCATGATCTCCGTTGGCGTCGGCGGCGGCATCACTGGTAAAGGCGCTGACCTGCTGATTCTGGATGACCCGATCAAGAACCGGCAGGAAGCCGAATCGGAAACCTATCGGAAGAACCTGTTGAACGAGTGGCGTTCATCCATCTACACGCGACTTCATCCCGGAGCGTCGGTCATCATCATTCTGACGCGGTGGCACGAAGCCGACTTGGCTGCAAGCCTGCTGGAAAGTGAGGCTGGCGACTGGAAGGTCTTATCGCTTCCATGCGTGTGCGACGATGAAAACGACCTGCTCGGCAGAAAGATCGGTGAACCGCTCTGGCCGGAACACGGCTTTGACAACGAATGGTGCGAACAGACAAAACGTGCCGTCGGCTCTTACGCATGGGCAAGCCTGTACCAGCAGCACCCGTCCCCAATCGAAGGTGGAATCCTCAAGCGCGGCTGGTTCAAGTTCTACGACGTTCTGCCTGAAAAAGTTTCTCAGGCTGTTCAGTCTTGGGACTGCACCTTCAAAGAAGGCAAGGCCAGCGACTATGTTGCCGGTCATGTGTGGATGCGTTCTGGCCCGAATTATTATCTGGTAGACCGAGTTCACGATCAGATCGGTATCGTGGACACCATGCAAGCCATACGCACGATGTCCTATAAGCACCCGAAAGCGCGAGGCAAGCTGATTGAGGATGCGGCAAACGGCCCCGCAGTTATCGAAATGCTGAAGAAAGAGATCCCCGGCATTATACCGATTACCCCAATGGGCGGCAAAGTCGTTCGCGCAAGCGCGGTTGCGCCGTATCTGGAAGCTGGGAATATCTATCTTCCAAACCCGAAAAACGCCCCGTGGATTCACGACTTCATCGAAGAGTGCGCAGCTTTCCCCAATGGAAAACACGACGACGATGTGGACGCGATGACACAGGCAATCAATTACATGTCGGCAACGGGTGGACGCTCTGCGCCCCCGGCTGACTACGGCAACGACCGGCAGAGCTATTGGAAGAAATGAGGTGACAGCCTATGCCCGGAGGCATGAAAGAATACGGCAGCATCGGCCAGCGCCGCTATGCCGGTATGTTCTCTGAAGAATTTCTGCGAGAACTTCAGGGCAAGCGCGGTATCGAGGTATACCGTGAAATGTCTGAGAATGACGAAGTGTGCGGCGCCATTCTGTATGCCATCGAAATTCTGCTCCGGCAGACGGATTGGAGCATCCAACCCGGCGGTGACAGCACAAAGGACAAGGAATGTGCCGAGTTCGTGGAAAGTTGCATGAACGATATGCAGGATACATGGACGGATACGATCTCCGAGATTTTGTCCTTCCTGACCTTCGGCTGGTCTTTCCACGAAATTGTGTATAAGCGCAGAGCTGGGAACAGTCGTGACCCGCGCTTGAACTCGAAGTACACTGACGGGCTGATTGGCTGGCAGAAGCTCCCCATCCGCTCTCAGGAAACGCTGTTCCGCTGGGAGTACGACGACCATGACAACCTGACGGGCATGACGCAACTGCCGCCCCCGAAATACGTCATGGCAACCATCCCTATTGACAAAGCGCTGCACTTCCGCACGAAGAGCCGGAAGAACAACCCTGAAGGCAGGAGCATTCTGCGCAGTGCTTACCGTGCGTGGTACTTCAAGCGCCGGATTCAGGAAATTGAAGGCGTCGGCATAGAGCGCGACCTTGCCGGTCTGCCGACCCTGACCGCACCGCCCGGCGTAGACATCTGGAACACAGACGACCTCGATATGGCCGAGGCGCTTCGGCGATCTGAGACCATCGTCCGCAATATTCGCCGTGACGCTACTGAGGGCATCGTGCTTCCAGAAGGCTGGAAGCTGGAGCTTCTGAGCGCAGGCGGAAGTCGGCAGTTCGACACGAACAGCATCATCGAACGCTACGACACGCGAATCGCCATGTCAACCATGAGCGATTTTCTTTTGCTTGGTCATCAGCAGGTAGGCAGCTTCGCCCTGTCAAGCGACAAGACACACCTGTTCAGCATGGCGCTGGGCGCATACCTCGACATCATTTGCGAGGTTTTCAACAGCCAAGGCATCCCGCGTTTGGTTGGCATGAACGCAGAACACTTCCGTGGAATTACGGAGTACCCCAAGCTGACGCATGGCGACGTTGAATCGCCTGACCTGAAAGACCTGTCCGCCTATATCCGCGAGCTTACCGGCTGTGGCGTCATTATCGCTGACGAAGCCCTCGAAGAGTATTGCCGCAAGGTAGCCAGTCTGCCGGAACGGCAGGAAAATCAGGAGTTCGACCGGGAGATGCGTGCTCAGCGTCAAAAAGAAGAGCGCGAAAAGAAGGATGCTGGCACGAAAGCCAAGGCATCCAAGGCGGGCCAAGACCTCGACGTGGAAGAAATCGCTCCCGAAGACGAGGATACGGAGGCTGAAGCGGCAAAGAAGCGGCTCAAGAGGCGGTGAACTTGAATGAGCAATGACGACATCCTTCAGAGGCTATCGTCCTTCATTGACCGGAAAAGCCCGCAACCGGCAAGGTTCCTCTATCGCATGTGGGCAGACCAGCAGAAGGCTATCACTTACCACGAACTGCGCGAAGCAATTCTGAACGGTGGCCTGAGCATCAATTATCTGCTCGACTGGCAGCAGGATTACAGTAACTTCCTTGTCGAGAGCTACACGCCGCTCGTGGAAGCCGCCAGCAAGCAGGTGGTCAAAGACCTGATTGCCGAGTACGGAGTTGAGCTGCATGACCCGATGTACAGCGCCATTGAGCGCTACATATCCACTCATGGCGGCAGACTGATTCGTGAAGTCAGCACAGCGCAGTATCAGGCAATCAATGTCCTTGTACGACAAGCGGCAATGACGGACACGATGACCGTCGATCAGCTTGCGCGGGCAATACGCCCTTGCATCGGATTGACCAAGTGGCAATGCCAACAGACGAAGAAGTTTTACGACAACCTGATTGAGCAGGGCTATTCGCACAAGAAAGCCCTGAAGCGCCAAATGACCTACGCTGCGAAGATGCACCGGCAGAGAGCGGCTTCGATTGCTGAAACCGAAACAGCCTATGCCTACAACAACGCGGCAAAGATGGTCATCATTGATGCCGTAGAGCAAGGGCTAATTTCGCCGGAAGTCATGAAGGAATGGACGACTGCTGATGACGAGAAGGTGTGCAAACGCTGCGGTGCGGTCAATGGCGAGGTTGTTCCTCTGAATGAGACTTTTTCCATCGGTGTTGACCTGCCGCCGGGGCATCCGGGCTGCCGGTGCGCGGTGAAGTATCTGCTGAAAGCGCCCGAACGGAAATTGCCGACGAATCCATAGTCAAGCGTAAAGCCCCCCATAAGGGGCTTTTGCTTTCCACCAACAAATACTCATCCGAGTAAATACGCGCTGTTGTAGACCGTGTTACACACCGTAACAAGGGAGTGAATCAATCCAATGAGCAAAACATTCAAAGAATGCGTCATCAGCCACGAGCAACAACCGCGAGCTGACCCCTGCGAAGGCACGCTGCAATGCACCTTCAAACTCACCAAGAGTGACGATGAAGAGAGGCTTGTCTTTGGCTGGGCCTCTGTTGCGGAACGCACTGACGGAGAACAGATCATTGACTGGCAGGAAGACATTGTTGAGATGCCGGAGCTTGAAGCAGCCGCTTATGATTTCGTGCAGTTCTATCGGGAAGGTTCCGAGATGCACGAACGCGGTGGCTTCGATATTGCGATTCTTGTGGAGAGTATGGTCTTCACCGAAGAAAAGCTGGCGCTGCTGGGCATCCCTGCCGGAACTATCCCTCACGGATGGTGGGTAGGCTTCCGGGTTATTGATGACGATGTTTGGGCCAAGGTCAAGGACGGAACGTACCGCATGTTTTCTATCGAAGGCCAAGCCATAAGGGAAAAAGTGTAATGGAGGTGATGTGAAATGCCTACCAAGCTGAAAAACTTGAAGATCAAGCGTGTAGCGCTGGTCGATGAAGGGGCAAATCCGGACGCACACGTCCGATTCGCCAAGAGTAAGGATGCTCCGCCTGACAGCACTGATATGACAGCGGACGAAGCGCTGTCCATCATGGACCGCCTTGTCGCTTTCGTGCGCAAAGCGTTCTCCGGCGGCGCTGCTGTTGAGAAGGCCGCTTACACTTTCGCCGAAGGTGAGGTGAAGCGCGACTATGACGGCATCATGCGCGATGAAGTGTGGCCGATGGTGTATGCGCTGACCGACAGCGTTTATTCCATCTTCTGCGATGTTCAGAAGAGCGACGACGAAAAAGCTGCGTTGCTGAAGCAGAGTGTTTCCGAGTTCTCCGATGCCTTTGGCTCTGCTGCTCAGAGCTGGGCTTCCGGAAAGAATGCTCAGACGGACATCCAGAAGGGCGATGAAGCTCTTGTGAAAATGCGCGATCATCTGACGGCGCTGATCGAGGAAGGAACGACCGGCGACGATGCCCCTACTGCCGATGGAGCACCTGCTCCCGTCGGCGAAGAAAATCCCCCTGCGAATGACGGCGAAGAAGAACCGACCGTCAAGAAAGGAGCAACTGACATGTTTTTCGATACCAGCAAAATGACCCCCGAAGAGCGGGCGACCTACGAGGATTTCGCCAAGCGCTTCGGCAGCGAGGAAGCTCCCGGCGCTCCTGCTGCCATTACCGAACCCGCACCTGAAACTCCCGGCGAAGCCGAGGACATGTACAAAGGCCTGCATCCTGCCGTCAAGGCCGAACTCGAAAACCTGCGTAAATTCCGCGAAGACGCGGAAAATCGCGAGTTTTTGGATGTTGCCAAGCGCTACGAACTTCTCGGCAAGAAGCCCGAAGAGCTGGCTCCTGTGCTGAAGAGCCTCAAGAACGCGGGCGGCAGCGCGTACAGCGACATGATCGGCGTACTGGACGCCAGCCTTGATGCGATTGAAAAGTCTGGCACCTTCTCGGAAATCGGCAAGCGCGGAGAATCTGCCGTTGACGGCGCTTGGGGCAAAATCGAAGCTGCGGCGCAGGAAATCATGAAGGGCAAGCCTGACATGAGGTACGCCGACGCCATCGACGCCGCCTGCATCGCCCACCCTGAGCTGGTGCAGGAGTACGAGAAATCCCGACGCTGATTTGAACGGCAGAAAGGAGAAAAACCATGGCTTACAACACTCACGCTTATGACGATAGCCCGACCATCTGTGCCGCTGCGAGCGCGGCCATTACTGACCCTGCGATGAAGGCTGTCAAGTTTTCCAGCGGCAAGCTGGCGCTTCCCTCTGCGGGCGACCCTGTGATCGGCATTGTTCTCGCCGATCAGGGCGACGTTGCTGCGGGCGATACGCTAAACGTCCAGATCAAGGACATCTGCTACTGGATTGCGGGCGGTACGTTCGCTGCGGGCGACCTGCTGAAGACGGACGCCAACGGCAAGTGCGTTAAGGCTGACGCGGGCAACGTGGTAAATGCCATCGCGCTTGAAGCTGGCGCTTCTGACGTACCGTGCAAGGTTTTTTTGCAGCATACCGCTGTTCCCGTTGCTGCCGCCGCTGCCGGAGGCGACTGATCTTGACCGAAAGGAGTAAAAGAACATGAGCAAAATCGCTACCAACGGCTCCGTCGCCGCGGACATCGCCAAGGGATGGAAGCCGAATAACTACCTGACCAACATGAGCGTCGCGTATTTCCAGCCGGATGACTGGTTCGTGTCGCCCTTCGTTTTCCCGATTCTGCCGGTGCAGCTTTCCACCAGCTACTATTACATCTTCGACAAGGGCGACCTTGCGCGCGACAACGTGCAGCGCAAGCCTGAGTTTGGCAAGGCAACGCCTATGATGTTCGGCTCCAAGCAGGAGCTGTACAGCTGTGAAGTCGATCAGATCATCATTGGCATCGACCAGATCAGCACGCTGAATTATCAGCGCTCTGCCGCTCCCGGCATCATCGACCCGCGCCGCTCCAAGGTGCGTCTTGCGACCGAGCAGCTCAAACTGCATATGGATCGCGCTTTTGCTGATGGCTATTTCAAGCCCGGCGTATGGACAAACGAATGGGCGGGCGTGACCACCACTCCCTCTGGAAATCAGTTCTACAAGTTCAGCGACAGCAATTGCGACCCTGTGAAGTTCATCGGCGACCGCCGTGTTGAGATGATGCGTGAAGGCCGCCGCAGGCCGAACGTCCTTGCACTGGGCGTCGAAACCTACGAAGCGCTGAAGAACAACGCCTCCATTCTCGACCGCGTGAAGTATAGCGGCTCCACCGCCAATCCCGCGACCGTCAACGCCAATGTTCTGGCGCAGCTCTTCGAGATTGACCGCGTTGTGGTGCTGAACAGCACCTACAACAAGGGCGGCTACGGCAGCACGAACATGGACTTCGTGTGTGACAGCAAGGGCGCGCTGCTTGCTTATGCGGCTCCCAATCCTGCCATTGATGAAGTCTCTGCTGGCTACACCTTCGCGTGGGACATGCTCGGCAATGGTCAGTATCTCGCCTTCGACCAGTACGAAGGCGAAAAGGGTACGCATACCGAGTTCATCGAAGGCCTGACGTCCTATACCTCCAAGAAGGTCTGCGATGAGCTGGGCGTGTTCATGAAGGAATGCGTCTGATTTCTCAAACCTAACCAGCTACGCGCAACGGTTCTGAAAAGCTCATCGAAAGAGCGCCGTAATGTGTTCACCTCCTCGCATTGGTGAAACCGCTCGCCCGGATGTGCCGCCTGACCAACGGCCTCCGGGCGCAAAGTGGTTTCTGCCGTTGCGTTTTGCCATATTTCTACGGAAAGGAGGAATCCATCATGCTGAAGTACATCGCCAAGATGCCGTGTCGTTTTTGCGGAAATCCGTTCGAAATCGGTGATACCATCCCGACTGATTTGATTGAACCGAGCCGCATCCATGCGCTTACCCGCGAAGGCGTCATCGTGCAGATTGAAATCGACGATAAGCCCGGCGAGGATGAAGCGCCTGTTGAAGCCGCCACAGAACCTGAGAAGGTAACGACCGAAGAAAAGCCCGTCGGCAGGAAGAAGGACGCAAAATGACGTACACCTACGACCCGTCCGATTTGACCGGGCGCACGGTAAGTCGTGCTCGCTTCGAGCTGGGCGACGTGCTTGTTGACGACGAAGGCGAAAGCTGTATGCTCTGCGACGAAGAGATTCAGGCGATCATCAACGAGTGCCCCAAGTGGAAACGGGCGTTGTTCAGGCTTGCAGATGCGGTCTGTATGCGTCTTTCGTTTGAAACTGATTGGCGCGATGATGGTACGCAATTCAACCTCAATCAACGCGCAGAACGTTGGCTTGATCTGCGTAAGCGCCTGAAAGCTGAAGCGGACGCCGCCGACATCTTGCCGACCTCCGGCGCGGTCGATGATTCCATGCGGAACCCGGAGGACGGCGGCCATTATTTTTACGGCGGAATGATGCAGAACCCATATGTGAAACCGCCCATACCATTCAGAGGTGAGAAAAAGTGCTGAAGCATGGAAGAATCGGCCTCATGCGACCAGAGCAGTTTCCGAAGCCGTTCAACATCTACGGGCAAGACACGGAAAGCAGCATTCGAGGACGTGAACGCCTGAAAGCCCCTGCTCTGAAGGCGAGCGTCCGCTGCATTCTGTCCGTCGCTACGCCGGAGGAAAAGATGATGTACAGCCAGACCGGCGTCGCCGTTTCCCACAAGATTATCCAGCGTGGCGCTCCGATTGCGAAGGAGCAGGATACGTTCGTTTTGGCGAAAGGCGGCAAAGAAACGCGCTGCTTCCGTGTTCAGGCCGTCCACAACAAGGGAGAGCTTGACGTGGATACCACCTACTATTGCGAAGAGCGTGGTGATCTTCAATGGGATTCAACATCAACATAAGCGAACGGGTAAAGAAAGCGATTTCGCAAGTGCAGTCAGAACTGCCTTCAAGAGCGTTCCGAGCCTCTAATGTTTTGCGAAATGCCGAGCTGGAAGTCATGCGCGGGCAGCGCGGCGGCAGGACGTACCGCAAGCCGTCCGGCGGAAGCTACACCGCCTCTGCGCCCGGCGAGCCGCCTGCGTGGAGAACCGGCACGCTTGCAAGAAGCTGGCGACCGATTCCGAATGGCAACAATCCGACCATTGAAAGCAGTGTGGAGTATGCCGGATACATGGAAAATGGCACACCCGGCGGCATGATCGCCCCGCGCCCGTTTGCTCAGAGAACCGTAGATAAGGCCGAACCGGAAATCGTGGAGATTTACTCCGAGCCTTACAACATCAATCTGTAAAGGAGCGGCGCACATGGAGTTGTACGAAATGCTATACCAGCGGCTTATTGGAAGTGAGAAACTTGCAGGGCTGCTGACGAAATACAAAGGGAAGCCTGCCATCTTCTATCAGCACGCAGCCACTGCGGACGACCCCAAGTGGGGCGAAAACCGGCAGTATCCGCGTATTGACTACATCGTCGATATGCAGGAGAACCCGGCGCGTAACGCCAGCGGCGTGCTGTCCATCAACACATGGTGTGATATGGAATACGGCAGCGAACCGGAAGACATCGACTACACGCTCCGCGACCTCCTGCACGCGACGTTCGCGCAAGCGGACGATTACCCGTACTGCTTCGCATGGGTACGTTCTGACGCCTTTGAGGCAAAGAACGAAAAGGAGCAGACACCAAGAACCATCGGCATCACAACCATCTTCGACATCATGGCTTGCCCGTCGCAGTACACCATGTGCCCCGACCCGATCAAAGCCATGAACGAATGGACGAAGAAGGTTCTGCCGGACGCGGTTGTTATTGGGCATGACGAGATTTTCGGATGGGTAGTGCCGACGAAAGAAAGACCTGTCGTCTACTGGCGGCTTGCGTCTGTCGGAATCCAGCAGCGCCACTTCACACACACATGGCTGAACGCAAGCCTTGAAGGCCATGTGTATGCAAGAACCGCCGCAGACCGGCTGTTCAATCTCGTAAAGCTCAACACCGCACAGGCGCTTGCTGGGCATATCCCGATGGAAGATACGTCGCCGCTGTTTCTGAAGGATTACTCGTGCAAGCCTCACTTGAATTACCTCTCGCAAGGCCAGATTCAGGCGCAGGGGCGTTTCGGAATATTGCAGCCGCAATCCCATTTCGAGAATCGCGCCACAGGAAGCAAACTGATGAAGACCAACATCCCGCGAGAGATCATCGACACAGAGGAAACGCAGGTTGTTTTGGATAGCAGCTCGACGCAGCCGTATGTGTTCCCATACCCAGTATCCGGCCAGAAAAGCGCAGAAAAATCTGACTGATACATGAAAGGAGATACCAGCAATGGCGAAGGAAATCAAGGAATCCATCGTCGCCCCTGCGACTGTGGAAGAACCCGTCTACGATGCCGCAGAAATCGCTGCCAATGCGCAGCATCTGTTCGGCTACAACGCCGACATCGCGACCGCAGCGCTTGACTTCAACCATGTTACGCGCTGTTCGCTCGAAAAGGCGAAAGAACTCATCAAGGACTTTGCAGAAAGGAAGGTGGACTAAATGAGCGGCAGATACTCCAATGGCGAAATCAAAGTTCGCCCCGGCATTTACTTCCGCGAGGAAAATGGCGGCGGCGCAGAACTGAGCGGCGCGGCGAATGGCGTCGTTGCCGTCGCGTTCAAGGCCAACTGGGGCCCGCTTGGTGAAGTCGTCACGCTCGAATCCCCGGCTGAGATTCCGGGCTACTTTGGCGACGATTCCGGAGAAGACAGCAACGTCTCCATCTTGGAAAAGATTTTCCTTGGCGGCGCTTCCACGATCAAGGCTGTCCGCGTAGGCAGCGGCGGCACGAAGGCCACGACCAAGCTGAAGGACACTACCACGTCTACGGCGGTCGAGGTTGTTTCTCTGACGGCAAAGTATGCCGGAACCCGCGCCCTGTCCGTCACCATCAAGGACAGCCTGTCCGATACTACGAAGCGCGAGTGCATCATCTACTCTGGCACGAAGGAACTGAGCAAGGTGACGTTTGCGAAGGGCAATTCTGGCGAAGTTGACGCGCTGGTTGCGGCTATCAATGCCAACACGGAATGTGTCGTGACCGCAGCGAAACTCGCTGCCGGTAATGGCGTACTCGCTACTGCGACGCAGGCTACGTTCGCTACTGCGGGCGCGTCTCCGACCATCGCGAACGCCGATTACAGCGCGGCTTTCGACGTTCTCGAAGCCTCCGTCTGGAATGTGCTGTGTGTCGATTCTGACGCCACCGCCATCCATGCTCTGGTCAAAGCGTTCATCAATCGCGCTACCGATGGCGGCCTGATGGGTATTGCGGTCGTCGGCGAGCCGACCAGCGTCGAATACGCGACCCGCAAGTCCGATGCCGCCGCCTTCAACAGCCCGAACGTGGTGTATGTGCTCAACGGCTTCTACATCGACGACGAGGCTCAGGAAGGCTGGAAGGCTGCCGCCGTGATTGCCGGTCTGCTGGCCTACCTGCCCGCGAGCGACAGCGCGACCCACAAGGTCGTGCCCAATGCCAGCAAGATCATCGGCCCGCTCACGAATGCCAAGGTCGAAGAGTGCCTGAAGTCCGGCGCTCTGGTATTCACGGTTTCCTCTTCTGGCGCTGTGTGGATTGAGCAGGGCATCAACACCCTGACTGTCCTTGCCTCCAATCAGGATGCCGGCTGGAAGAAGATTCGCCGCACCAAGACCCGCTACGAGCTGATTACCCGCATCAATTCCAGCACTGAGGGCATCGTCGGCTCTGTGAACAACGATTCCAATGGCCGCGCCACGTTCATCGCGATTGCCAACGGTGTCATCAATTCGATGATCGCCGAAGGCAAGCTGCTGGCTGGCGCTGTCTACGAAGATCCCGCCAACCCCGCTAAGGGCGACAGCGCGTGGTTTGTCATTGATGTGTACGATCTCGACAGCATCGAGAAGGTCTACATCACCTACAAGTTCCACTTCTCCGAAGACTAATGGAAAGGAGTAAACAAACATGTCTGTACTGAATAACGCGCCTATTGTGGACGTTCGCAAGGTCATGTCCGGCAAGGACGGCGGCCTCTACGACGAAAACGGCACGCTGCTTGTTTCCACTGAGAGCTTTCAGTCCTCAGTGGCTGTGAACAACCAGACCTATCAGCCGCTCGGCGACGCGCAGGAGCATGGCACGATGAGCAGCTACAAGGTCACGCTTCAGTTCTCTGAAATCATCGTTGAGACGTCGGAGTTCTTCAAGCAGCTCATGGAAGGTCTGCGGACGCACCGGATGCCCGTGTGGAATTTCCGTGGCATGGTACGCAGCCCCTACGATGGTTCCGAAGAGCAGACCGTCTACCGCGACTGCGTGCCCGATGGCAACATCGACATCCAGAACATGAAGGTCGGCGAGCTGTACAAGCGCACTTGGAGCTTTATCGTCAACCAGCCGCCTGAGCTTCAGTCCTATCTTCAGAACGCCTGAGTAAAGGGACGCTACGCCCCTTCCGTTTCAACCCCTACAATCTATCACAGGGCGGCGTAAAAGCCGCCCTGTGCCCTGTAACAAGCTGTAACGGATATATTTGAAAGGAGTATGAACATGAGCAAGGTCAATGACACCTATGAAGAAGCCCCTATGACGCAGGAAGAGATGCAGAACGAGGTCGCCATCAATGAAAACGAGCTGCTCAAAGCTCTGACTTCCGAACGTGTGAGCAGCGATACGAAGACCATCGAAGTGTCCTTCAACGGCATCGCTTTCCGTTTCCGGATTCGTCCCCTGAGCGAGCGCGAATGGGATAAGTGCCGTGAACGCAACACCAAGTACCAGAAGAATCGCAGGCTGGGCGGTATGCGTCTGCCGGAAAGCACCGACACGACCGGTTACCATTCCAGCCTGATTTATACCGCTACCGTGGATGAGGACAAGGCCAAGCTGTGGGACAACAAGACCCTGTGGAAGGCCGTGAACGCTGTCACCGGTACGGATATGGTCGATCACCTGATTCCTTACGCTGGTAAGAAGCAGGCCATCGTCGATCAGATCGAGCAGCTTTCCGGCTACGACGACGAAAGCGACGACAACTACAACGACACCGTAAAAAACTGATTATAGCTGGCGGAAAAGCGCGGCTGCTCCATCACATCTTTCAGCGGACGGGATTGACCCCTGATGAAGTGATGAGCAAGCCGCGTTTTGTTCGCACCTTCATGCTCAAGAGCATGGAAGTCCAGCTTGAGGCTGAACAGCAAGCGGCGGCAGCGGCGGAAGAACGGCGTCGGCAAGCAGCATCCGCCAAACAAAGGAGGCGATAAAACGTGGAGCAGATATTCAGAATCGAAATCCCGGTTGAAGCGATTGACAAAACAGATGCCGCAGCATTGCAGCGGCTCGAAACTGCCTTGCAGAAAATCATCAACGGGATGAAGCAGAATAGAACTGCCGCCACGGAAGCCTTCGATGCTATCGACCGCGCAGCCGCCAGCACAGCCAGTTCCCTTCAAAGGGTCGAAAGCGCAAATGCTGATGTTGCCGATTCCTATGACGACGTAGGCAGCGCTGCTTCTGATGCCGGTTCCGATCAGACGGCGGCAGCTTCCGAGGCCGAAAGTGCGAACACCAGACTTGAAGATTCCGTCAGCGGAGTTGGCGAAGCATACGAAGAAACCGCTTCGGCGGCAGCGGAAGCCGGAGAACGCTCCGGCTCCGCTTTTAATTCTGCTTCCACCGGTGCGGACAGATTTACGCAGCGTGTCGAAAGAACCAATCAGACGCTTCGTGGCATGTTCAAGGAAAAATTCAAGCTCATCATGGAGGCGCTGGACAAGGCGTCTCCTATCCTGAAGAACATCTGGAACAGCGCGAAGAATTTGGTATCCAGAACTTGGAGCGTTGCTGTGCGAATGAAGGACTTCATCACGGCACCGTTCAGGAAACTGTATAATTGGATTTCAAGTCCAATCACAATAGCACTATCGGTCGCTGGCGTCGGTTTGAGCGCAAGCGACCTTGTTACAACGTACAACGATTTTGAGACTGGCATGAGTGCCGTGAAGTCTCTATCCGGTGCAACGAACGAGGAATTTATCCAGCTAAAGCAAACTGCAAAAGACCTCGGTGCGACAACTGCGTTCAGCGCGTCTGAAGCATCCGAGGGTATGCAATACCTCGCTATGGCTGGTTGGGATACGAACGAGATTATTGCGGCTATGCCCGGTCTGCTGGACTTGGCCGCAGCCGGAGCAACTGACCTTGGTGCGGCGGCAGACATCGTTTCCGACGTGATGACCGCAATGGGCATGGAAGCGAATGAAGCCAGCCGGGCCGCAGACGTATTCGCCAAAGCAGCCACATCTTCCAACACGACCGTAGAAATGCTGGGCGAAACCATGAAGTACGCTGCACCCATCGCGCACACCTTCGGCATGAGCCTCGAAGAGGTGTCTGCTTTGGCTGGCATGATGGCAAACGCAGGTATCAAGGGTAGCCAAGCCGGTACGGCCCTTCGTGCTTCTCTGCTGCGTATGTCGAAGCCCACGACGGACATGCAGAAGACCATGACCGAGCTGGGCATTTCCTTTACGGATGCAAACGGAAACATGAAGAAAACCGGCGACATCGTGCGAATGCTCGAAAAGTCGTTCACGGGCCTGTCTGAATCCCAGCGCCTTGAGGCCGCGCAGACGTTGTTCGGCACGGAAGCCGCCAGCGCATGGCTTGGCATCCTCGATCAGGGCGCAGATACCTACGAGAGCTTCGCAGAACAACTGAACAACGCCAAAGGCGCGGCAGACGAAATGGCAAAGACGCGCCTCGACAACCTCGCTGGCGACCTTGAGGAAATGGGCGGCGCGCTCGAAACAGCCAAGCTCGAAATCATGGACAAGCTGAATCCGTACCTGCGTGAAGGCGTACAGTGGCTAACGGCGAAAATCCCCGCCATTCAGGAGAAGATTGAGCAGCTTATCGACAGCGGCATCTCCAAAGCGAAGCAGCTCAAAGAATTTCTTTCGGGCGTGTTCAACGGCGCTGATTTTCAGAATGCGGATGGATTCGCCGATAAGTTCTTTGTTGCGTGGGATAAAATCATCGCAGAACCGTTCAATGACTGGTGGAATGGCGGCGGTCAGGAAATCATGCTTGGTGCCATCTCGAAGTTCGGCAAAAGCGCGGGCGAACTGCTCAACGGCATTGTGACCGGCGTGTTTGCAGCACTCAAAGGCGAAGAAATCGACTTTGAGGGAATGAACATCACTGGCATCGCCAAAGCCGGTGCACAGATGGCAAAGGAATTTGTTTCTGCGTTCATGAACGGGCTTGACTTCGGCGATCTCGCTGGAAAAATGCCCGGCCTGATGAAGGCTGGAATGATTGGTTTTGGTGCACTCAAGGTTGGCAGTGGTGCGTTCAGCGTAGTGAAAACCTTTGGCCAACTCAAAGCCGCGTTTGGCGGCGTAACATCTGCTGCAGCGGCTGCTGCCCCTGCTGTGCAGACAGTCGGAACGACCGCAGCAGCTTCCGCTGTCGGCATCGGCAAAGCCAGCGTCATTCTCGGCGGCCTGAAAACCGCCCTTGCTGCCATTCCTGTTTGGGGATGGGTGGCAGCGGCAGCGCTTGTGGCACTTGGGGCGGGATATGCAATCTACAAGAATGCTCAGGCTCGCCATGAGCAGGATTTGCTGCACGCAGGAGACAAAGTACAGGACGCGGCGACCGCCTATGAAACCAGCGCAAAGCGTGTGAATGATGCGGTTGGCACGATTCAGGACATCAAGGAAGTCAAACTCAAGATCGCCAATTACGATTCGGAGAATCAGGATAGAATCACTCAGTTGAAAGCAGAACTGGCCGGAATTGAAAACCGGGAAGTTTGGCTGACCGCTCGCCTGTCTGATACTTCGCTTACGGAAAGTGATATTGCCGCATACAATACGGAACTAAAGGAAATCAAAGACCGCAAGGCTTACATCGAAGCGCAGCTTGCCTCTGGCACGCTGACCGCCGAAGAAGTGACCACCTATCAATCTGAGCTGGATAAGCTCAATGGGCGCGAAGTTGAACTTGAAGCAGCCCTTGCCGCTGGAACGCTTACACCTTCCGACATAGCGGCATATCAGGCCGAACTTGATAAGCTGAAAAGCCGAAAGGTCGAGATTCAGGCCGAACTTGCTGCGTCCAGCGTAACTCCGGAAGCTATCCAGACCTATGCAGGTCAGCTTGCTGTTTTGCAGAGCCGCGAGGAAAAAATTAAGGTAGCTCTTGCTTCCGGCACGTTGACTGCGGAAGAAGCGGCGGCTTATGAGAGTGAACTTGAAATCATCAAGAGCCGTGAAGAAAAGCTCTCCGTAAAACTCGAAGGGCTTGGGCTTACGACTGCTGGTATTGCTCTTGCTTCGAGCCTCATGGGTTCGATTGATGGCAAAAAAGCCGAAGTCAGCGTCATTCTCTCCGAAACGAGCCTGACGAAAGACCAGATTGAAAGCTACACAACAGAGCTGTCCGGCATCTACACTCGCGAAGCAGAAATTGAGTTGACGCTCGCTGGTTCTTCCTTGTCTGAAGCTGAAGTGAAGCAGTACAAGGAAGCACTCGAAGGCGTCAAATCCAGAAGTGTAGAAATTGAGGCGAAAATAGCTGAGGGCGGGCTTACCGAAGCGGAAATTGCGAGCTTGTCCAAAGAATACGAATCCTTGAAGACGAAGGAAGCGGCTATCACGCTTATGCTGTCTGGTCAGAGCCTGACGGAGGCGCAGATCAAGGAAATCGCAGGCGAATATGACCGGCTGGAAGATCGCCGTGCTGAGATCAACGCCGAGTTGAACGAAGCTGGCCTGAGTATAGACGAGCTCAAGAAACTGTCTGATGCCATGATGACTATTGGCGACAAGACTGCCGTGCTCAACTTCTCGTTTGCTGGCGGCAGCTTGAAGACAGAAGACCTTCAAGCCTACAATGCGCAGCTTGAAGAGCTGTACGGTAATCTTATTGACCTCAGCGGCGGGCAGATCACGCAGGACGACGTGAACGCTGGGCGTGTCACCGAGGAACGTCAGCAGCAAGTGTCCGATACGCTGGCGACTGAGGCCAACACGAAGCTGATTGAGCTTGAAACCAGCCTCGTCCAGAGCCGTCAGCTTATTCCTGAGCTTGTTGAAAGGCGTGGCGAATACCAGCAGCAGTACGAAGTGGATAAAGCCGTGCAGGACAGCCTGTCCACGGCGCGAGGCAATTTGATGCAGCTCGAAGCTGACCGAGCGAATTTGGTTGCTCAGGACGATCTTCAGTACGCAAGGCGTAGATCGGGAGAAATCACGTCCGATCAGTACGATACTTGGTACGAAGAGACGTTCATGCCCGGAATCCAAGGCATTCAGGAAAGGTATACGAATGAAGTTGCTCCGTATGCGATTGATAACTACGGGCTTCCTCTTGTTTCTCAGGGCATACCTGCGTTCGACTGGTTGCTGGACGGTTCCTATTTCGGTTCGCTTCTCGGCACCATTCAGGATGCAGAAACGAGAGCCTCGAATACCACGGAATCGAACAATGCCGATTATATCAAGTACAACGATCAGCTAAAGGGCATCTACGGCGGCGAAGTTTCCCTTCTGACTGGCAAAACCTTCGAGGGAACCGCTCAGGCGGGTATGAGCCTTGAGGAAATCGCCGCGAGCTATTCCGAACTTGATTCTGTCGGACAGCAATTATTCCAAGACGCTGTGATGGCGCTTCAGCAGTTGAATGCACAGACGGACTACCTCGCCGAAAGCGACAAGACGCAGCCTGTCGAGGTCGTTGAGATTGCTGCAAAAGCTGAGGTCATGCAGCAGGTGCAGCAGCAGGTACAGGCTGTAACAACGCAGTACACGGCCATGACAGCCGAAGAGCAGGCGGCTTTCGCCGCCTCTGAAGAAGGCGTTGCGGCGCTGGAAAGCGTCAACGCAGCGCTGGAAGCCTTGGGCGCCGATAAAATCAGCAGTCTGGATGAACTCAACACTGCGCTGGAAACTCTCAATGGAATTGATCTTTCGTCCTTCTCTCTCGTGGATGCACAGGAAGCGTTCGTTGCTCTTGGCGGCGATGCGAGTGGGTGCAAGACACAGGTTGACAGTCTCCGCACTTCACTGAAGGCGCTGGATGGCACGTCGGCGACCACGACGCTCACGAACAACACCTACAACAATACCTACAATAATTCCTACACCCGGTCGTTTGGTTCCCTGATGAAAAATGCCAACGGTGGCATCTATGATGGGGCCATGCTTTCGTGGGTGGCTGAAGACGGCCCGGAAGCAATTATTCCGCTCGGCGCGAAGCGCCGTGACAGAGGTATTGATCTGTGGCTGCAAGCCGGTGAAATGTTGGGTGTTGCCGAGTTTGCGGACGGAGGGATTCTTTCCTCCTATTCCAGCGCTATCGAAAACCTGCCCGACGTTGTGTGGGATGACGGGGACGGCGACAGCAAGCCTAAACCGATTCAGACTACCGGTGGCGGCGGAAGCAATTCGTTCTCGGTCAGCGTCGCAGCAAATCCTGTTTTCCAGATTGAAGGCGGCGAAAGCACCGACGATATTCTTGACAAGCTCAAGGGAAAGCAGAAGGAGCTTGCGGAAATCTTCGGAAACGCGATTGCCGAGCAGCTCGAAGACATCGTTGCCAATATGGTTTAAGGGAGGCGTAACGCATGGAATTCTACCTCACTTCCAAAAGGACGGGAGCGCGTCTGCGCATCCCTCTGTTGCCAGACCGCCTGAATGTTAAGACTGGTGCGAGCGTCGTCTCCCTGTCCATCATCAAAAAAGGCGAAGTCAAGATACCCCGTGGGTCAACACTCGCGGGATATTCTTGGAATGGTGTATTCCCGTCAGACCAACTGGCTTCCGCTTCGTATGTCTATGACTGGCAGGAACCGGCGAAAATCATCAAACTGCTTGAAGAGTGGCAGGAAAACGGTGATACCATCACACTCATGGTAACGGACTTGTCCATCAACGTAGATACGTTCATAGAGAGCTTCGTCTACGAGTATTACGGCGTCGGAAACGTCTCATATACCATCAATCTGACAAAGCGGCTTGAACTGTTCGTGACCACAACACCAGCACCTGTTGTTCCTCCTTCTTCCGCTTCATCTTCGGACGAGAGTGGCGGAAATAAGAAATACGGAACGGTTACGGGCGGCAAGGTGAACGTGCGCAAAGGGCCGGGAACCAATTATAAGAGCTACGGAACCCTCAGCAAGGGCACGCAGGTTGAAATACTCGATAAGAGCGGCAACTGGTATAAGATCGTATACCCGAAGGGCGAAGGCGGCGTAGGCTGGATTAGCGCAAGCTATATCAAGCTGACGACATCTTCCTCGTCTTCCAGCAGCGGTTCGTCGAGCAATAGTTCCAGCAAGAAGAATTCCAACTCGTCTACGGCGAAATCGACGACCTCGAACAACACCAACAGCAAGAAGTCCCTGACGTTATCGAAGCCGAATACGAGCCTAATCAATGTGGCGAAGGATGCAGTGAAGAAGAGCATTGAATCCAAGACGAAGGTCGTGTCCAGCGCATTGAGCAAAGTCACCAATGCAATCAAGAGTGCTCTTGCGGGCGCTGCAAAGTCTACTACGAAGAAGACCACCACAAAGATAAATATCCCTACGAAGAAGATTACCCCTGCAAAGAAGAATACGTTCAACAGGCTCAAGAAGTAAGGAGGGCAGTTTATGGTATCCGTTGATTTGTCAAAGATCAGCTACTACCTGATTGCCGTTCTTTCAGATGGGCGGCAGGTTCATCTCGAAAATGTAGCCGAGAATATTGCTTGGGAAGAAAACGAGAAAGAGCTTGCCGTCCGGCTGAACCTTGCGATTCGAGACATCCCGTTTGAGGGTGGGCGCCTATCTCAGGCGCTCGCCCTCTGCACGATTGTTTATCTGTTTGCAGACTGGGGAGCTGGGCAGCAGGAGATTTTTCGCGGCACGGTTTGGGAATGGGAACATTCGCGCATAGCGGGTGATTCCATTGTCCTGACGTGCTACGACCTGCTTTTCTATTTGCAAAAGTCTACGGACAGCAAGTATTACGCCAAAGGCAAGACCACGCAGAGCATCATGTCCGATATTCTGACTTCGTGGAATGTGCCGGTCGGCGAATACTCCGGCGCAAACGTCACCCATCAGAAAATTCTCTATAAGAGCAAGACCATTTCTGCCATGCTGACCGAGACGCTGGACGATGCAAAGAAGCTCGGCGGCGCGAAGTCGATTATTCGCGCAAACAAAGGAAAGGCGGATGTTGTAAAGCAGGGCGGAAACCCTGACATCTACGCATTCACAGCCGATACGAATTTGACGGCAAGCAAGGACAAGTTCTCCATGACGAACCTTGTCACCCGCGTAGTGATTACCGGCAAGGACGACAGCGAAGGCCGCCCGAAGGTTGAAGCGACGGTGGACGGCGACGTGGAGTACGGCATCTTGCAGTCTGTCAAGGCGGCTGGCAGCAGTTCGCTTGCCGATGCCAAGAAGGAAGCGCAGGAGTTGATTGACGAGAAGGGTAAACCTGAACGCACGATTACGTTTCAGTCTCCCGACTTCCCATTGATTCGGAAAGGCGACAGAATACACGCGAAGACGGATGGTCTGAGCGGTTTTTTCTACGTTCTCGGCATCACGCACAATGCGACAACCATGACGATGCAGATGGAGGTGGAACCGGCATGAGCAAAGGCGACAACAGTCCGGGTGTAAGCAGACTGGCAAGCGTGCTTCGGGGTATTGCGGATAAGCAGATTCCAAAGGAGCTCTTGCTTGATTTTGGCGTCATTCAGGGCGATAAGTCTCTGCTTACAAACACATATCCGCTGCCGATACCACGTTCTGACTACCTTGTGTGTCGGCACTTGAAAAGCCGTACCGTCAAGGCTACAACCTCGTCAAGGAGCGTTGGCGACCACGGAAGCCATAGTCATACCGTGGACGTCTCCACACGCGAAGCGCTCAAAGTTGGCGACCGAGTGCTGGTTGCATGGGTTCAGAACGATGCTGTGGTCGTGGACGTGATTCTCTCGGCAAGCAGCGTCATCTGATAGGAGGTGTGAAAATGGCAGAAAGCCAGAAATTATACCCGGTATTCGAGATTCCTGCAATGCAGGCATCCGATGATACGGAGGAACAGGTTTTTCTTCCAGCCCCTCTTTTTGATTTTGATACCGGAGATTTTGTCAGAGACGGTGCGAACCGCGTCGTCATGGTAAACGGCAGAGACGCTTTCATGCTGTGGGTGCTGAAAACGCTTCAGACGCAAGCCGGGGCTTGCCAGAGCTACTACGGCTGCGGAATCGACGTGGAAGCCTGTCTGATGGAGCCGACGCGCGATGCAGTGCAGTCTGCGCTTGAACGCACGATCTCCGAAGCTCTTTTGAGCAACCCGCATGTGGATAGGGTGTACAACTTTGAGTATTTGTGGAAAGGCAACGAACTGACCACCTCTTTCATCATCAAGCCGAAGAGCTGGGAGGCTTTTGATGTTGGAATGACGGTCGTGACGTAATGGGAGGTGAAGATACTGTATGGAAAACGTAACCAGCTATACGCCGCCTGAAATCCTTGACGATATGGATGAGGAAACGATACGGGCAAGAATGCTTGAAAATCTTCCCGGAGACATCGACAAGACAGAAGGTGGCTTTGCGTCGGACTTCACGTTCCCTGCGGCAATCGAAAAGGCCGATGCCATGATTGTCCTGAATGAAATCATTCAGATTTTCTTTCCGGAATGGACATATGGCGAATACCTCGATATGCACGCTCGCGCCGCCGGTCTGAGCCGTAAATCCGCCACTGCCGCCTCTGGTAAATTGAAGGTAACGGGCGTTGAAGGAACGCTCATCCCCAAAGGCTTTGTGTTCAGCACTCCCGCAACAGCCGTAACTTCCAACGTGGAATATGCTACACTGGAAGATGCTGTTATCCCCGGAGACAGCGAAGAACGAACTGTCTACATCGACATCCAATGCACCGAGAACGGCCCTGTTGGAAATGTACCGGCCAACAGCGTAACGCTCATGGCGTCTCCAATCGGCGGTATCGCCGATATTACGAATGAGGATGCCATTACCGGCGGAACCGACGATGAAACGGATGAGGATCTTCGTCAGCGCATCATGGAGCATGATAAAAGCAATGAATCCTCGTTCGTCGGCAATGATGCGGACTATAAGCGCTGGGCCAAGGAGATTGACGGCGTAGGCTCTGTTGCCGTCGTCCCGGAATGGGAAGGCGCAGGAACCGGAACTGTCAAGCTGATTATCATGGACGCGAACGGCGACCCGGCCAATGAAAAAACGCTGAAAGATGTCTACAATCACATCATGTCGCCGGAGAACCGCGACAAACGTCTTGCCCCGATTGGGGCGATTTTGACCGTTGTCACGGCTGATTCCGTTGACCTTACCATCACAGCCCAGATCACGCTTGAAGATGATGCGGACATCGACAGCGTAACTGCTGCTTTCAAGGTTGGACTGTCTGCGTATTTTGACGAGGCGAAGCAGGAAGGCTGCGTGCGCTACACCCGTGTCGGCAGCGTCCTGTCGGGAACGGCTGGCGTGGCTGACTACAAGGAGCTGTACATCAACGGCACAAGGAATAACGTTGCCATTGATGTGGATGATTACCCGGCCTTGAAGAGCGTCGAGTTCACGAAGGCGGTGTAAGCATGGATGCCACACAAAGAGACATCATCCTCAAGAGCGAATCCGGCAACCGAATGATCGACACGGTTTCCCCGATCTACGAGGAATCCTACGTCGGCTGCTGGATGTACGAAATCATGGGGCGTGAGTACGACAAACTGTGGGACATCATAAAGTCGCTGCCGTCGCAGCTTTTCCCTGAAAGCGTGACGTGGGCTATCGAACTATGGGAACGTCGATATGGCCTCATTCCTGCGCCTACGCACACGCTCGAACAGCGCCGCCAGAAGGTGCTCGAAATGCGAGCGCTGCCGCACCCGTTCACGCCCTATGCGCTCGAACGCTACATCAAGATCATGACCGGTCGAGATGTTGAGGTAATCGACCGAATCGGGCCGCACACCTTCGGTGTCAATATTACTGATGCAGACGGAAGCGAGCCGCTTGACCTTACCGCGCTGAAGCGATACATCAACGCGCACAAGCAGAGCCACATGTCCTATGAAATTCTCTGCCAGAGTGCCGCTGAAATACAGGTGTCGGTCGTAACCGAATACTGGGTTTTCGACTATCTTCTGTGCGGCACACTTCCGCAGGAGAATTATTCGGGCGGCATTGCCAAGGCCCCCGACATCAAGGCGATGATGGATTCCGGAGCCTATACGATTGGCTATCCCCTGTGCGGCGTGTATACGCTTGGCGGGGACATTCTGTAACGACAAGGAAGGAGTGACGGAACTGATGCTGACGAATACGGCGCTGACCGCTCTGAAGAATTGCATCAAGGACAACATTCACTACGCGCAGTACAAGGTCAATGGAGCATACCACAAGGCAGAAATCAGGGATGCGAGGATCATGTCTGATGGCCGTGTGGGCATCACCTTCATCATTGACCATACTTTGCCGGGCGATATTATCGTCACGGAGGTCCAGCTCTACGACCACAACGGAAGCCTCTGGGCGAGCAAGGCAGAGAGTATTTCCCGCAAAGCTGTGCAGGAGGGCATTCTCTACCGCTTCGCCTTCACGATTACCGAATCTTGAGGCTGAAAGGAGGGAAAGAACATGGCTTATACACCGACTGACTGGAAAGACCACGTTGTGCAGCGCCCCAAGACCTTTGAAGTCAAGAAGAATGCTGACGGCACGCTGACACTTGTCCCGTCCCCCGGAGACGTCATTCAGCAAGGTACGCCTATGTCGGCCACCAATTTCAACAACGCCGAGCAGGGCATCTTGGCCGCACATTCGATGCTTGATCTGCTGTACACTCTCGTCATGCTGAAACTCGGTTACAGCGACCACACGCTGGACAGCCTTGACGCCGCGAAGCTGGATTTGCACGGCAAAGCCGACAGCGCAGGGAAAGCCGACAAATTGGCGAATCCGAGAACCATCGCCATCTCTGGCGGAGCTACTGCGGAGGGCGTGACGTTTGACGGTAGCGGCAACATCACCATCAACGTGACGGCGCTCAACCCTGCGCAACTGTCAGCAGCCGTTCCCGTTACGAAGGGCGGCACGGGAGCGACGACGAAGGCGGCGGCCCGCACCAATCTTGAAGTCCCGTCCAATCTTGACATCGCGGCAATGCTTGTCTTCATGGACGCAATGCAGTCTGTGAACTATGCTGCGCACCGTGCGAATGAACAGCGATTGACCGCTGTCGAGGCGAAGCTCGATGCACTTTCGTCCTAACCGCTCACCATGGCAAGAAAGGAGAAGGCTTCAAATGACGGACAACAAAGAAGCGCTTGGCACGTCGCAAGACGCGCAGGCAACAAGCGAGCCGTTTCCGGCCCCGCCGACGCCTGAGCAGATCGCGGAGTGGGAAGCGGAACGCGAAGCTCGCTCGGAAGCGGAGCTTGCACCCTACAAGGCTTTTGCTGCTCGGCAAAAGGCTAACACGGAAACCATTGCAGAGCACGACGATCTCATGGCTGAAATGCTGTATGAGATGACGATCAGTGCAATCGGCGGAGAGGAGGAATCGAACGATGGCGTATAAGCTCATGAAGCGTATCATTGCGCGGGACGTCAAAAACGGCACGCTGAACCGGGCTGCGACGATGGATAAGCTGGACGCTTTTCTTGCCGCCGACCGGCTGACGGCGACGGAGTATCAGGAACTCGTGGCGATGATGCCCGATGAATAAGATCATCGACAGCATCGCCTTTTTCTTTGCCGAGAGGCAGTTCAAACGCGACCTTGCAAGATTGGAGGAAATGAACATGACTTACAAGCTGATGAAGCGCATCATCACCAAGGGCGGCTATGACCGTGAAAAGACCTTGCAGAAGCTCGACGTGTTTCTGATGGCCGACCGCATCACTGCGGAAGAGTATCAGGAACTCGTGGAATTGATGGGAGGCGCTGAATAATGGGACTGCACGATTCCATTGAGCGCTTCGCTCAGGAAATGGGCTGGGTCGTCAAGTATGCTGACGATGGTACGCCCAATTTCTTTTATCCCATCTACAAGTGCAAAAGCTCTGACCTCGACGCGAGCCTTCCGGAGCATACGCACCCGGCGTTCATCGTCAACGGTCAGGAAATCGACCGCCGCCTGATTGCCGTCTTCAAAGGCAGCAGCCATAACGAAGCCTGCCATTCCATCCCGAACATGCCGCCGCTGGTCAACACGGGCGCCGATCAGTTGCTTGCAAAGATTAAAGCCTGCGGTACTGGCTTCGGCCCGAAAACCTGTGCAGACAGCGGCCTGATTCTGCTGCTCGCCAAGAAGAACGGCTGGGTTCCGAAGGGTAACAACGCTTATGGCGTTGATTACCGCGATGGCACCTCTTTCGAACTGAATAAGAGCGTCGCCGTTGGCGACAAGCGTGTTTTTCGCAGCTGGGAGTATACCGCCCTCGTAGCTCATACGACCAGCGCGAAGCATCTTCCTTCGGAGGATGTTGGCTACTGGAAGAAGGGCAAGCATGTCGGCGGTACGCCTGTTGCCTCTCAGTACAGTGCGGACAATAGCTATCGCGGCTACAATACGCTGACGGGTTCCGGCCCCGCATCTTGGCGGCTTGATGGAACGATCAGCGGCATTGACGATGTGAATGGCAACTGCTTCGATCAGGATTACGGTTACAGAATCTATGATGGCGAATTGCAGGTGCTTGAAAACAACAACGCCGCCGACCCCTCCGCTGACTTGTCTGCCAGCAGCGCCGCTTGGAAGGCAATCCTGCCGAACTCTGCGAACAACGGCCATACCCTCGTGGCTCCCGGCACGTCCGGTACGCTGCACTGGACGTGGGCAAACAGCAAAATCACGCTGGATACCGTGGCGCCGACGTTCGACAGTGAGTATCGCGGAACGTCCTTCAAAGACCTCGCAGTCAATTCCGCGAACATCCCGTATGTGCCCGCGCTCCTGTATGAACTCGGTCTGTTCCCGACGCCTGGCGATACGACGCAGAGCTACTGCTACATGCAGTTTGCTCAGGGCGAGCGGTTTCCCCGGCGCGGCGGCAATTACAGCAACACGTCGAACGCTGGGCTGGGCTATGTGTCCTCGCTCAGCCCGCGCTCGTACGCGGGCGTGGCCCTTGGCGTGCGCGGCGGCTTCCTTGAAACCTGAAAACTGAATCTGAAACCTGAAGGGCGGCGCAGGAGCGTCGCCCTCGTCTCCCGTTGAGAGGATGATGATATGAGCGAAAAGAAAACCGAAAGCCGTCAGGCAATGGCAATGAAAGCAACCGTGCAGCAGAAGTTTGGTGACGCCTGCGAATATGGCGAGAACCAGATCAACCAGTGGCCGCGCCAGTACCGTTTTACGCGGGGAACGCGGATGCTGGAACTGATGGACGAGATTGCAGTGCTGCTGGAAATGGCACAGCGGAAGTACCACATCAAAACCAGCTTGCACGAAGCTGATGCACGGCTCGCCTCGCTTTTCCGTCTGCTGCGTAGAAGCAACTGCGCCAAGTACAAGGTGACGCGGTGCGTGAGCGGAAAGCCCGCGAAAGATGAAAACGGCGCTCAGATCACCGATATGAAGCGGCTCGTCGATGACCATACCTACGGCGTGGGTCTGGTCTGCTGATCGAAACGGGCAAGATGCTTGACGCATGGATTCAAAAGGTCGAAGCCGTACCGTATAAGAACGACGGCAGAGAGTGCGACTGAGCGCATTCTGCCTTAGTCTTGGGAATACGCCAAAATACGCGCCTCTGTTTCTGCTTTCTCCTCGCTGCGGTCGCCCCGGCGCGGCGTCATTTGTCGCTCGCGGGGGGGGGAGCGTGGATTGAAATGGGCTGCCTCCCGGCAGAAGCGCCGATGAATGCCCACGCTCCGAGCGGTTGTACGATGTGGGTCTGCCGATTGGTAACCTTACGTCGCAGGAGACGGCGAACGCTTATCTTGACTGCTTGGACAAATACTGCAAGCACAGGTTGGAAATAAAATACTATATTCGCTATGTGGATGACGTAGACCTGATTATCAAGGCTGAAGATGTCGAAGCTGTCAAAGACGCGATTGAAGACTTTCTCTGGACAGCGCTGAAATTGATCCTCAACAACAAAACGTGCGTGTGCCGCATAGATCAGCCGGTGGAATTTGTCGGATGTATCATCACGCCGCACGGCATCCGTCTGAGGAAACGGACGGTACGGCACGCGAAGCGGGCTATGAAACACATCGAAGAGATGTACGCCATCGGCGCGATTGATCTGGATTCCGCGCTCGACACAATCCGGAGTTATATCGGAATGTCACAGCACAAGAAGGGAGCAAGCCTATGAGAGCATCGCAGAATCGCGGCAACTCTCCGAGAGATCACCCCGCGAGAAAATTTTATGCCATTGAACCATGCGCAGATGGCACGGTAGACGTGTACCTCATACCTTCGGCGCAGACCTATCATACGGACGTCGGCGTTGATGAGTATGACATAGATTTGCGCGTGGTTCGGGGCGTAGTACCATATCAAGGACTTGAAGACGATATTCGCTGCCGGTATGAGGCATGGTGCGACAGTGCGGAGGTGATTGACGTATGAAGGAGCTTTGCATCGCTGTGTTCCTCTTCATCGTTTTCAGCATCATCTCTGTTGCCGCAATCGCTTGGACGCATCACCCGGAAGGCATCTTCAAGGCTATACGCTCGCGGAAAGGAGAGAAGAAACGAGAACATGAAAAAGATTGCTGACATCAGCAAATGGCAGGGCAATGTTGTTTGGGCGAAAGCCGCAGCGGAGCTTGAATTTGTAATTCTTCGAGCCTCTTGCGGCATCAGCATGGACGTCAAGTACCTGCGCAACGTGGAAGGCTGCGTTCAGAATGGTATCCCATTCGGTGCGTACCATTACGTCAAAGCCGGGACGGCAGAGGAAGCCCGGAGAGAAGCGAGCTACTTCGTGTTCTGCACGGAAAAGGCGGCAAAGCAGCCGTCTTTTTTCATTGCCGACATCGAGTATGAAGCTCAGACACAGATGACCACGGAAGCAGTTTGTGTCGCGTTCCTCGACGAGCTGCGCAAGCTCGGCTGCAAAAAGATCGGGCTGTACATCAACACTCGCTATAAGTGGGCTGGCGCCGCCATTGGCATGTGCGACATCGTGTGGATTCCGCACTGGGGTCTGAACGATGGGAACATTCCGGCTGACAAGTATAAGCCGAGCTGCCCGCATGAGCTTTGGCAGTACACCAGTTGCGGAAGCCTCGCTGGCGTGAACGGCAGCGTTGACTTGAGCTTGCTTTCAGGCGGCAAGCCGCTTGATTTCTTTACTGGTGTCGAAACCATTCCAGCCCCGGACGAAACAGAGGGAAGTGAAAAGAAAATGTTTACTAATATCCGGCTCGCGGAGTTCGCCCTGAAGGTGTTCGACGCAAAGTGGGTCTACTGGTACGGAACCTACGGCAACAAGTGCACGCAGAGCAAGTACGAGAGCAAGGCGAAACAGTACCCTGCGCATTATACCGCCAGCCGTAAGAACGGCTACATGAAGGACATCGCAAACGGCTGCACCTGTGCAGATTGCGTCGGACTGATTAAGGCGTTCTTCTGGAAAAATGGCGACCTCAACGCCACCCCGAAGTACGGCGCCAATGGCTGCCCGGACAAGGGCGCGAACAGTATGTTTGCGCTGTGCAAGGAATCCGGGCCGATTTCCTCCATTCCGGATATTCCCGGCATTGTCGTCTGGAAATCCGGCCACATCGGCGTATACGTTGGCAATGGCTACACCGTGGAGATGCGCGGCTTCGCCTACGATTGCGTAAAGCGCAAGGTAAGCGAAGGCCCTTGGACGCATTGGGGCAAGCTCCCTGCGTCTATGCTGACCTATGCCGCAGATGGAACCGTCTCCCAGCCTGAATCCACCAAGAAGAAGCTCGGCGACCGCCTTCCTCTCTCCAAGGGTGCTAAGGGCGACGATGTGAAGGAATTGCAGAACGCGCTGCTGGCGTTGGACCAAACTCTGCCGAAGTACGGCGCAGATGGCGATTTCGGTTCTGAAACGCAGAAAGCCGTCGCCGCTTTCCAAGCCGCCAAAGGTCTGAACCAGACCGGTGCGCTCGACGAAGCGACCTATAAGGCGCTGACCGATGCGCTGAATGCACCGAAGGAGCCGGATGGCAATGTCCCGGATGACACGGGCAATGACCCCGTTCGTTCCTTCGTTCTGATCGTCAGCGGCGACGAGGCCACGCTCCGCAAGCTCTTTGAGCAGTATGGTGGTACGCTCGCCGAAGTCGATTCCGTAACCGTGGGCTAAAAATAGCCCGGACGGGCATTCCGCCCGTTTCTGCGGGCGAAATGTGGAGGATTTGAACGATGGCCGAGAATACGCACGATGCCATGCTTGAAAAGCAGGCGCACATGGAAGAACAGATCAGCAACATCAGCAGGCGACTGGATGAGCAGGAGAAGCTCACTGAAAGCGTTCACAAGCTCGCCCTCTCGCTGGAACGTCTGACAATGGCGCAAAAAAACACCGAGACAAAGGTCGATTCTCTGGCGGACGACGTGGAAGAGCTGAAGACCAAGCCCTCGAAGAAGTGGGACAGCGCCACAACCGTGGTAATTACGGCGATCATCACCGCCGTGCTTACATTCATCTTTACTCAGATTGGCCTGAAATAAGGCCGGAAAGGTAGGAAAATCATGAAAAGGATTCTCTGCTTCCTGTTTACCCTTCTGCTGCTGTTCGCAATGGCTCTGCCGTTTGCGGCGCTGGCCGAAGAAACGACTGTCGTGACGGTCCCTGACGTAAACGCCGGGGAGCCGTTCACTTGGTCGTACCTCGCCACGATTGCGGGCGCGGCTGCGTTTACGCTGCTGTTCGTACAGCTCTTCAAGGTTCCGCTTGATAAAGTATGGAAGATTCCCACGCGGGCCTTCGCCTACATCGTGTCGCTTGCCGTAATGATTGCAGCGACTGCGTTCACAACCGGTCTTACGGTACAGTCAGCTCTTCTGGCCGCTGTGAACGCGCTCGTTTCGGCACTGATGGCATACGGTAGCTATGAAGTCACTTTTGCGAAGCTGAACAAGTAAATACTGATACGCAAAGCCGCTTCCCTTCGGGGAGGCGGTTTTTTGCGTTTCTTCTCAAAATAACTCAAATTTTTAAGCTGCACCTATTGACTATTATAAGATAATGCAGTATAATATAATTG